TGTAGCATTAACTTTACCGACTCCTGTATATAATACATTCCATACAGGATCATCAGAAAACGGCTCCCAATCATTTAATTGTTCTTGTGTTTCTATTTCAAGAGCACAGACAATTAATACATCATTTTTTTTCATCAATTATCTCAGGCTTAACATTCCCATCATTATCTGTTACATAACTGTACCTTATTGCCTTACGGATAGGATGGCCTGCTATATCTTTAATGATTCCATGTTTATCATAAACATACTCGACATCTCTTTCATGTATAAACTTCTCTTTCTTTACTATTTTCTTATTCATAAGTTATTAAACTCCTTACTTTAAATTTTTTATTTATAATCGTCACCATAATCATGTAACAATTCTTCCCCAGCATAAATATCCGATATAGCTTCCACCTTTAAGTTACTACGATAAGCAACATTAGGCTTTGATGAATGATTTATATATTTTAATCTACAGGTAACATCAACACTGGTCTCATCTTTGAGCCACAAAGTATATGGTCCATTCTCACCCGTATGTGGTTTAGTTTTACAAACTCCAATAATTGTACCTTTTTTTATATCACGGGATGTAAACAATCCCTTGCCATGTATAGAACTATTTAATACTTCAAGCCCAATCATGAGCTTCACTCCATATTTCTGTTATTTTCGGAAATGTTTCTTTCATCAACTCTAACATAACTTTAGCATACTCTTGTATCTCAACTTGTGATGTCTTCTCATTTCTTAATTCAATAAAATTCATTATTGCCTGAAATGAAGCTGTCCAATAGACTTCAGTATATTGTGAAAGTGGTAAGATAACTCTTGCCTGTTCTTTTGCTACACCATAATGTTTAACTAATCTTTCATACATACTTTTTGTTGTAGACAAGGCAGTATTATAAGCATGAATTGCTCTACTATTTACTTCTTCGGATAATACACCCTCCGAAGCTTGTTTATTATCTTTACTTTGTTTTCTCCAAACTTTAGGGATATAATAATCTTCCACTTCAACATATCTCCCACTAATTTCGTTCCACGCGTGGTCTTTAGCAGAACTATTAGATGTTGTTTCTATACCAACTACATGTTTATACCATTGTCTCATAACAAACTCTGGTGCTTTAATGTGGAATTGTACTTGTAAATGACGAAATGGTGAGTAGTGTTTATGTTTTGCTAAATACCTTACTAAATGTTCGTCTGACTTATCCCATTTCTCTTTTCGTTTACCGAATGATACTCTTGCTGAATTGACGACTGTTAAATCTGTTCCAAGTGAATCTATAACTTCAATAAAACCCTTATCCAAAACTTGAGATTTCACTTTCCTTGTCCTCTATATTTCTTTTTATAGTATTTTTTACTATTTGGATTGCCCCACTTTGTCCCACGACCCATACCCTGTCGTGTCTTTTTTCTAGCTTTGGTTGATGTTTGTACACCAATAGCTTTTGCCATATAACCTCTCTTATATTTTATTATTGATACATCTCAAAAATCGTTTTAAAACCCTTTGGATGAGATGTGGTTTACCCACATTTCGTGACATCATAAGAATAGCCTGACTCCGTATAGTAGATTCTTCTTTTTCACTCATTATTTAACTTCCAAATACTTTTTTCTTCTCACCATGATACTCATAGGCATGTCCATTCTCTTTAAGTAATTCATTTACTGAAGTATCATGTCCTTTAACAAACAACTCTCCAAGAACTCTGCCATACTTACCAGTTCCATGTGATATAATTGAAAATTTACCATCATCAGAATTTTCTAAAAGGTCTTTTACATAAGCTTTTGCTGCTAGACCCAATTTCTTTTCTTCTAAATCTCGTGTTCTACTTTCCCAAGTATCAACACCATAAAATCTTATTCTCACTTTATGCCACACATTAAATCCTAAATCAACCATCGCGTCTGCGGTATCCCCATCGACAACTCTGACTAACTTACAACTATACCCATGTTTCTTAACTTGTTTACCCATTTAATTTCTCCCAGTCAATCATTAACTATTTTGACTCTGATACTGAAGCTTTTCTATATTCAGTAACTAATTTCTTCAATTCACCGATAGCTTTTCGTGCTCTACCACCAGCAGCTTTGTTACCCTTTTCAGCATGTGCCCTATGGTTTTCTTGAAACTCTTCCCATAATTCATTTAACTGACTATATAATTCATCTCTTGACGCCATTTGATTTCTCCTCATCAATTAGTTTATTTTTAAGTTTCCTTTTTGATAATTTTTTAGCTTTCTTCAAAGCCATCTTTTTCTTCTTATGTCTAGCTATAAGTATCTGTTCCTTTGTTCTTCGTTTGGTTTTCTTTTTAGGTTGAACCTTTGTAGATGGAAGTGTACCAAACAACTTTGGTTGTTCTTTACCTTTATGAAACACATTACCATCTTTATCTACAAACTCTTTCATAAAGTGCCATCCAGCTGGACGACCTGTTGGTTTGTATGATTTAGGTTCTTCGTGTGGATATTTATTCATCATTATCATTGTAACACAATGACTACATTTAACATCTACTGCTGTTTCATCTACACTTACATAACTGCCACAAGTACACATCATATATCGAACTCCTTTTTCTTCATATGTTGGTTGTTTTTGTTTTCTTTTTGCCATGATTACTCACAAGTTAATATACTAATTATAACTATATAAGTCAAGCATTAAATATCATAAAATTCAGCATCTATTATTTTCATACAAATATAGAACTTATTATTATTCCTCAAGATAGTGTCGGCTAAACAATATTGTGATTTTAATTGTTCACCTGTATATTCCGTTTCAACCGACACCTCTCCGAGGATCATATAACTATCGTCACCTATGGTGACTATTTTCATTTGATTTTAACAAATGTTTTTTTAGGTTGTTCAAGTTCTTTTTTTGGAACTTCAATTGATAATATCCCATCTTTGAAATTAGCCTTGATATTATTACCATCAAGTAATTCACCTAGTTGAAATGATCTCTTGAACGAAGATGCTTTTAATTCTCTACGAATTACTTTCGCACCTTCTTCTTCCCATACTCCATGTTTGTCGCCTGAGATAGTTAATGTACCATCTTCGACTTCTACATTGAGTTGGTTCTTATCCAATCCTGGAATTTCAGCAACGATACCAACTTTATCATCGTATTCATATACATTGACTTTTGGATATGCTGAACCTTGATATGGTTTGACACCAACCTGTTGAACCACTTCTGGAAATTGAGCTTCCATCATCGAATCAAACATTTTATCAAACGGGGTTAAAAATTCATCCCTATCGAAGTGAGGGATACCTTGTGGATTAAAAACTAATTTAGTCATTTTATTTCTCCTGTTGTTAACTTTCGTCTAACTTAATTTACCATCCCATTCATTTGGCGATGGTATTCGGTATAATATATACAATATCTATACCAATTATAAATATATATCATTATGACATAAAAATATATCATTACGACATAAAAATATGTCATTATTACTTATCTATATCCAAATAATCATCATCTTTCCACCATTCTATTTGTCCATGTGATGATGGTTTTCTTAATGATATTTGCATTTTCTTACTATATTGCTTTTCTGTCATTACTTCCCATAACTCATCAAAATCTTCATCCTTGGGCATTCTCTTAACACCTTTAAAATATGTTTTTGCTCCACTAACACCAACTTCACTTTCAAGTTCAACTGAAGTGTTTATGTTATCCCTATTATCTACGAGCACATATTTCATATTTTATCAAGCTGTTCTTGCCATTTACTCTTTTGTTCTTTTAGTGGCAGTTTCCAATACTCCCCTGTAATGTATCGTCTGATTACACTTCCTAATTGATAGTTATTAGGATACTTCTCAACAAGTTCTTTAATTACTTCTATCCTCGATTTCATAACTTCTCCTAACATCTATGATGATAACTAGTCCATCCTGTTATAATGTATTTTGTTTCTGATTCAGCAGGATTTCCAAAATGTGGATGAGTCCATCCTGCTGGAAAAATTACTGTCAATCCTTTAGTTGGCGTTGCACGAACATTTTGATATATAAATTCAGTTTCTCCGCCCTCTTTTATATCGTTCAAATATGTTACAAATGTCAAATTTCGTATAAGTTTACCAGGTCTGGGACCACCACTTTCAACATGATGTAATTTATAACAAAATCCTGGATCATATTTTTGAACATTAAATGGTGACATTACACTCCATTTAG